AATACATCCAAGATAAAATTGAGAAGGAAGCTATTGACCTTCGGATGTTAAAGGCGTATGATACGGTCAATATTATTGAAGAGTTTGGAGATACCGATGGCTAAATATGATCACGATGATTTAGTTGATAAGTCAACAAGCGAAGTTATCGTAAGCGATCCGTCACGATTTATTGCAAATAGGTTTCAGGCGTTTGCTGGTAATATTCATTCAAATATCACTGATAGTGACGACAAGCACACGGCCTTTACCACTTGGCATACCAGACTCATTGACACTTTCATTGAGTGTGTCCAAGATGTAAAATGTGATGAAGAAAACGCCTTGGCAACATTTTATGTCAAATTTGAACCCTATGCCAAGTGGTTCGTAGCCTTTGGTTATATGCTTCCATCTAAACATCCTATGGATACTGGTATTATCAACAGATATGCACTATGGCGGTCGGGACTGCCTACGCAACTGCCTGATGCTGCCCAAGTTGATAAGGCAACTTCGGGCGATTTCAAATTGTCAATGGGGGACTTGTGTGAAATTTCCCATGGTAAGGCTTTGTATGATGTTGCTCTCCATCAGCATATGGAGAGCGATCCCATCGACTCATTTGAAGAAATATTACAACGATTCCCAAATCTTGAGTATAATGACCGGCATCATCTGATGATTATGGATACCCCCGATATGATCGATCTTGTCGAAGAGCTTAGGGCTATAACAGAAAAACAATCCAAGACAGTCCTGCATGCCAAAGATATTATCGAAGATCACAAGACACTTACCATTCAACGCAATAATTTAAAGGACCAATTGGTGATCGCCACCAACGCAGTTATTCCTCTCCAAGAAGAGAATGGGAACTTGATGACGTTTCAAAGACGAGTTCTTGGGGCGTGTGGGTTCTCACATGAGGGCTTGTCTAGTGGTGCCGTCACTATCGATGATCTTATCGATATCATCAACGACGCCATAGACGGTGATGATGATGGTTGATGCGGTCGAAGTCTATCAGATGTATAATGCTATCCGATTGCACTTCACCAGTAAGAGCTATGACTGCATCAAATATAATATGAAGTCTCATGCGACTCCCGAATCATATTGGAAGCGACGAGATAAGGGGTTCTTTGCGCGTCTTGCAAGAAAACTCCGTACGGCAGATAATGTCAAAGGATATCTCGTCGCCAACTTTCTGGCAGACAACACATGGATTGGAGATATGGACGATGATGTTTTCCGAGAATGGGAAGCCCGTCAAGAATCTCTGACATACACATTCGAGAGCGACGTTCGACAATTGTCCGAACATCCTCTAAAAGAAATTCTTGTTTCGGTCGATGGTAATGTTCCATCAATCGTTCAAGATATGATAGCTATTGAAGTCTCTATCGAGACAGTAGTTATCATCGATGCGATCACAGATTTCATTCGTAAGAACGATGATCGTATCACCGATACATTGCTATGGCCAGAGGTGAAACTCAAGCTGCAAAAGTATAGATCGTTTATGGACCTTAGTCCAACCCGTCTCCAAAAATTTGCAGAAATTATGAGAAAACACTTTACATCATAGTCAATGTATGGTATACTTCACCCTTACATCATGAACCTCCGTGATAACAAAAATCAATAAAAGCTAATATGGAGCAATAATACACATGGGTTTTTCAGACTTTAAGAAATCTCGGCGTTCGGTCGAGGAAATGATCCAAGTTGCAAAGCAGATCGATCAGACTAAAACATCAGGCGATGATCGTATCTGGAAGCCAACTGCCGACAAGGCCGGTAACGGTACGGCACTCATTCGATTTGTGGGACCAGCACATAACCATGGTGACACATTCGAATACGTCAAGTTCTTCAATCACTTTTTCCAAGGACCAACCGGAAAGTGGTATGTACAGAACTCACTATCAACTCTCAATCAAGACGATCCTGTAGGCGACTATAATCGTGCCCTGTGGAATGCAGGACGGGAAGACCTTGCCCGAAAGTATAAGCGCAAGCTTCACTACTATGCCAACATTGTGGTTCTGGAAGACGATAATAATCCAGACGCAGTAGGTAAGGTGTGGATTTATGATTTCGGTGCCACTGTCTACGATATGATCAAGGATGCAATGGAACCCAAGTTCCCTCACATTCCAAAGATCAATCCGTTCGACTTCGATGAGGGTGCCAATCTTCGACTGATGTATGAGATTGGTTCTAACAAGCAGCGGACATATGCCAAGTCATACTTTGAGCCTCAAAGCCCATTGTATGGTGGTGATGATAAGATGCAAGAGATGGTGTATAACAGCATGCATCCCTTGGAAGCAGAGATTGCTCCGGATAAGTTCCGGACATATGCAGAGCTAGAGGCAGAACTCTATGCTGTGCTTGGGGAACTGTCCCCATCTCAGAAGGCCGCTGCTGCCGGTGCTGCAACACTTCCTGTTGCTCCTGCACCAGTACGACCAACAGTGGATAGTCGATCACCTATGATTTCTGATACTGCCGAGACGATCCGGGAGATGAGAATGCCCATTGATGATGATGATGATGATGATGATCTCGATGCCAACATCGACTTCTTCAAGAATATGTCATTGGATGATTAATATATACCAATGAATAAGAGAAGGGCACTAGGAGTAATCTTAGTGCCCTTTTTTATTGACACCTCCAAAGCTTTAATTTATGATATTGGGAAATAGGAGACGTATAATGATTAGGCTTGATAGTATGAATATGTTATCATGTAGGGTTGGAAAGTTCTCATTTTCAAGTGCCTTGAATGTGAAGCTCGATATTGACCAATGTCTGGATGATATTGACAGTAATATTCCTGTAAGTGGTTCTATTATTTCCCGATTATCCTCGAATTTGGATAATATATGCCTGTGGGATCATTTGGGTGATCTGACAGCGGAACGTATGTCCAATGCGTATAGTGAGGTTACTAAATATTCAGTCCATGACTCTACTGACCAAGACACCGACAATTTGAGAATTGCGCTTGAGAAAGTTAAGCCAATTGTTGAGCAATTGATTACTGGGTATGTGTCGCTGATGCCAACCATGTATGTCCCCGGCTTCACTGATGTTATTCTCCAAGGCGGCAATAGATCGGCTACCCATGTAACTATTGAAGAGTATAATGCCAAGGTCGCTGAACTCACAGACGAAAGAGATTACTATGCATCTGAAATCGAATTGATGTCGGATGACATTGCTAATCTGCAAGAGGCACTTGACAACTCTAATCCCATCGAGTAGGTTGAATGCAAGTTAACTCCAACCAAAGGAATATTACAATGGCTTTTGATGATAACTGGACTGCCGAACGTCGCGAAGCTTATGATCGCAAGGTTGCTATGAATGCCACGTATGGCCGACAGGCAGATGCCGAGCTTGAGGATTTCCAATATCGGAATGAAGTCGGCGCTGTTGTACTCGGTCGATTGCTTGCTGCCCCATTTGTGTGGGCATGGCGTAAGGTGCGTTCAATTGCAAAAATCTAATTCAGACAGATTTGTAAAAGTCATGTCCCGGAAGGGATACCCGATATGGATCAATACTGATCGTATCGGGTCTGTCTGGTATGAAGGTGAGTATGCCGCTTTGTCCGTTGATGGTATCGTCCATTCGTTCGAAAGAGATAAAGGGTTTGATGATCTTCTCATGGTCCTCTATGGCAGTATCGAAAAATAAAGGTTTGTGACATGAGTACGAAAATATATAATGGTTTGATTGTAAACTTGCGCGGTATGACGCAAATTGCTGCTATGAATGCGGTGACCGATCAAGTCAAGGAAGTAGCTGAACGTTCTGCTATCCGAGCATATGAAGCCGAGTTAGCGATTCGATATCGTTCTATCATGGATGCCTTGGATGTCGGCGTGTCTCTCTGGCCGGGCGAAGCCGAAGTTATGAAATGCTATGCGCATAAGACCGATCCGGCAGTTGCTGGGTTCTATACGGCCAAACATATGGTGGGTGATCGTTTTATGCCGGAAGGTATGGACCCAACCATTCACATCATATTCTTCCCGATATCAAGGGGAAGAATATTGGCCTTGCTCAATTGTCATAGCAGGCGCGTGGATGCGTATATGGACATTGATGATGTCACATCGTTATCCGAATATGGTTACTGGGATAACGCCGATCAACCAGACGATATGCCTGATGCCAAGTGGGCTACCAGATGTCGTCATTGGGAAGAGGCCATACCGGGCTTTGCTTTGAATTCTGGGGCAGCATATGAGAGAGTTGTACTCTCTAGGATGGACATGCTTCAGATCACTCTAGATGAAAAGTATTTTGTAGAGCAACGTGATAAATTCAGATTAGACTGTGCGTCTATCGAAAAACGTATCAATAGCGTCTTTCCTAAATATAAGGATGAAGTCTGGCCACGAAGTGATTGTGATAATGATGAGATTATTAAAAGTCACATCAGATTAATTCTAGAGACGACAGGGAGCTAACATGCTTAATAATGGATTGGCTGACTTTGCGGTGTTCGTAAACTATACGGGCACTGATCATAAGAATTGGAACACGCTGAAGGCATTCAATTGTCATTCTCTGGCAGAGGCTCTCGGGCTGGCAATACTGAACATCAAGTCCAATGATAATGATGCTATAATCCATAAGTATATGGTGATCAATGTCACCGATGCTACTGCCCCTGTTGGAGTCTAGTAAATGGCCACGCTCGTATGTAATAATAGCTCTGGCGTATTCGTGTGTCAGTCATGTGGATATGTGGCCCCCAATTCTAACGATGCATCAAGACATTCCCTAGGTAATTGTGAGGAAATAATGGATGCTCATAGAAAATCATACCCAAAGGAAGCTGATAAATATCTTGAGCGAAAGCGTGCCGTCGAAATACTCGTCCGGGACGCACGCCATTATCATAAATCACATATCTTCTATCTCAGTAATGTGAGATATTTTCAGCACGCACTCGCCAAGGCTAAGACCAAGACTGGTATCGAAAGAATTATATCCTCGATACAATCAGAAAACAATATGGCAATTCGAATGAAGTCTCGAACTGTTGGCCTTATGAATGCTGCATTCAAAGTGAAAGGAATCACTCGTGCCAGATCAATATGAAGCACCTGTAGGTGATTAAGTTAGTGAGAGTGCCGAAGAGACGGGTGTCATACTAGGATATACATTCCTACTCGTATGATTGACAGCGGTCGTACTAGAATTATTAACAGCATTCATAATCTGGATGCTGCTATTTCGATTCGTGGTAGCGATATCTCTTGAGGTCGAGTCCACTGATGCAGCTCTTCGGGTCGTATTGGCCGAAGCAACTTGATCTAGGGTTATATCTCTTGCCCGTATTGATGCCGCTCTGGTAGACTCTCGATCAGCTTCGTTGACATATCTATCTGTAGCTAGCCTTGTGGTCGAACCACGGGCCGCTCTGTCCGCTTCGATGCTTTCTTGGCTTCGTAGTCCAAGGAATGACTGAAGGCCCTCAAAGCCCCTTCTTAGGCCGTCCATCCATCCAGACACAATATCTCCGATAGACCGAACGATACCAATTATGTCATCGAACAGACCAATAAAGGTATCGCTCAGAGTCCCGAAGAAGTCCGCAACACCCCGAACAGCATCACCGATGCCTCCAAGACCAATAGCACTAAGGCCGTCAGCAAGGAGATTCAATCCACCTTGGATAAGTGCAAACAAATTAAAGTTTCGGAATGCATATTGGAAACCTTCCCAGATAGAAGAGAACACGCCTCCTACCCAACTAACAATGCCGCCCCAAATATCATCGACCGAACCAGTCATGATCCCAGTAATAAGATCAACCATTCCAGATATGGCATCAGAGATTCCTCGTAGGATATTCCCTATGAAACCTAAACCTATGCTATCAAACACAGAAGCCACGGCATCAATGGCACCAGTGATCAATCCATAAAATCCTCGTATGACCCCGACAAGGGCACCAATCAGTAGGTCTTTGACAAAGCCTAGCAACTGATCCCACATACCCATTAAGGCTCTTGCGGTATCAGCCAAAATTGACAATGTACCATTCCACAGAGTATCAAGCAATGGCCCGAAGTCACCGGTAGCTAATAGATGGCCTAAGCCTGAGAATATATCGGCAACCCAATCAACAATTGACAGAAGGATTCCTGATATGGGTTCCATAAATGATTTATACGCATCAGCAATGGCATCACCGAAGATACTTCTCAGTAGAAATTCTATACCCATTGTCAATAGATCGAAAATGCCTACAAATGCTAATAGGAATCCTCTTGCTACCTGTGCGAATCCTTCACCTAGAGCATAGGAGATACTCTCCCAAAGATTACTACCCATACCCCAACCTTCCACAGCACCTCTAATGAAGTCGAACACTGCTAGGATTGTTGTAAGGAATGGAACTGCTCTCAGGAATGCTTTGATAGGCCCCATGATGCGCAAGAATGTGGATGACATACTGATGAAGCTCCTAGCGGCACCGCCGATTGCCTTCATCGCATTGAACACACCCTTACCAATAGCTGCCAACCTACTCAAGCCGGATATTGCAGAGAAACCTCTACGCAGTCCACCGAAGAATTTTAAGGCACCGTCAAGGCTGCTACTAGCACTTCTTAGCATAACCGATATGAACTTAAACACCTCACCAATAAGCTTGGTGCCGCCACGAATCTTTCGAAGGGCCAGTTTTATAGTAGCTCGAAATCTTCGGGTGATCCTTAGTAGTTCTTTGAATATCCCCTTGCCCATTTTGCCGATACCATCAGCGATCCCCTTGCCGAAGTTTCTGATAGCCGTACCAAACTTCCCATGATCGAATAGTATGGCAAGTCCCCGCATTGCTCTGTCAGCTTGCTTGACGGCATCAGAGGCGCTATCAGAGGCCGCGATAAGTGCAAATGCAGCAACAACCAATCCCGGTACTAGGATTGCTTCCATGAATGTTACGATACCACCCAGTCCAGCACCGAAGATTTGGGAGAACACACCGGCTCTATGGGCCAGATCGGCGTCACCCGGATTTGTTTCCCCGGTAAGCTTCGCTCTTTCATTTCTGACAAGGGCTTCCAGCATATCTGTTTGCTGTTGATCAACCTCAGCCTTCAGATTTGATGCCCGAACATTATCATCCTTGGACTCATTGAACCGCTGCCGTTCTTCTTTGGCTCTCGCTTCTTCTTGTTTGATGGCCTGATCGGCAGCAATATTGGTGGCGATGATACCTTTAACAGTATCATGTGTGGTATCGTTAATCTCATCAAGTCTAGCATTAGTCTTGGCGAGTTCTTTGATCAGGTCGTCTATAGTAGCAGCCATTTATTGTCCTCGTTGAATCCATCCGGACACACCGAAGTATGCCGCAATGATTCCAAACATTCCAGTATAATAGAAACCTAGAACCAAGGCAAGTCCTGCCAATGACTCTAGTGGTAGAAACCCAGAGATAACTCCCCAGAGAACAAGTGCTGTTACTAGGTGAACAGAGGCGAATGCTCCCCATGACATACGTCGCTGGTTAGACATTCGCCTCTCTTCTAGGTTATCGGGGATGCCGTTGCCGTTACTATCTTCCGGAAGTTCGCTCACGTTCTTGTCTTTCTTTTTCTTCTTTTAAATATTCGACCAAAAATGACAAGTAAATTTCGCGTTCGAATGGTATCATATTGTCTAGTTCTGTTAAACTATATTTATGATGTTGCATGAGGCTGAAGTTCAGCCTGTAGTATTCTTCAAGGTTAGTATGACAAAGGCCTAGGAAAAAAAACTTTGCATTCCTTTGGCGGTGTGAGTATTATCTGTTCCACAATTGGAACATGTGAATTCGATTTTAGTTGACATCTGAGGAAGATTTTGTACGAACTCCCATACAGGAGAGAATTGCTTCTTGGAAAACTGTCCGACAAACTCTGCTTGCTTTGACTTTGGATAATCCTTGAAGTTCAGTTTGGTATCTTCACCATCTTCGTCCGGTGTGATCACATACTCGATGCATCCCAAAATCAAATCATGGGCAGTGTCAGTTTCTGATTCCTTTTGCTTATGGTTCAGGAGTTCGGCAACTGCCGGGTATTGTAACTGAACCGAAATAACATTAGGAATGATAACCAATAGGGGAGGCTTATCTTCAGGCATTTCAACTTCAAGGTTGTCGAGTCTTAATTCCATATCATGGGCAGTGCCACATGAGACGCATTTGAAACTAACAGATGCAGTCTCCCCTACAGAGATAGACCTTAGTTTCAGGAATAGATATTCCAAATCAAATGTAGCCAGCTTCTTGATATCTAGTGGTTCGGCAATGCATGCCTGAATGACATCGATCAATGCATTGGCAATACCCTTTTCATTCTTGCTCTCGAAAGCGATCATCAAGACCTTTTCTTCCTTGACAAGATATGGACGCATAGAGATTTCCATGCCAGTGGACGGGATGTTGAATGTATGACGAGGTGTTACGTCTTTGATAATAGGAAGGTTCATAGTATTTAATTTCTTTCATTAGAATGGTGAGAATGGTGAGATAGGCGCACGAGATAATTGTGGTGGGACTGGTAGTGGTTCGACTACATGGATAGGTCTATTGAGAATATAAGGATTAGTGAAGTCTTCGGAGTTGCCGGGATTGGCTGTTCCGATATAGAAGTCTTCATATTCGAAGATAGCTCCAACTTCAGTAAGTGTGTTGGCCGAGAAGTCTGACATATCCACCAAAATTTTTGATTTGGGGAAAGCATTCAGCAGGGTGACAACATATATGGGACGTCCTGCATCATCGAGAGCAATGATCACAACATCACGAGCATATTCTGATCTATAGGCAACTTCATATGTTGAGCTGTTTACAATCAAGGACTGCCATGCATCCAGATATCGAGATATAAAATAATCTGATGTCTCAGTAAATCTGACATTGACAGTATCTACGGTATATCCTGATCCAATCTGGAACTCTTTCATGTTCGTCTTACGAGCAATGGATGTGATTGCCTTACCGGGAAGGGTGACAGAGCGACAAAGGATGTCAAGTGTCTGCATATCAGCAACACCATTCAATCCAAGCATAGGTGGAAGTATAACTCTATACTTGTTTAGCTTGGCAAAGCCGCCGTGCTGGGCTATGCGTGCCCTGATTTCATTTAGATTGGCCATTTAGAATGCGTGCTTTCGTAGCTTATCGATATCTTCGGGAGTGACCTCGATAACATTGGAGACAATATGTTTCTTCTGGTAGAATTTGATAAACGATCTGGAATATGCAGCACGCTTCAAATTTTTTAGAAGGGTTGTCAATTGCTTATTGTCGCCTTCGGCCAGTGCAGCTCTTGCTTTGGTATACTCTAGCAATATCTTCTCCCGAAAGTCTCGACGCATACCCATAAGATTCATTCCAACATATCCTGCACCCTGCACAGCATACACAATGATCATAGGCGTCACATCATCCAGAGACATTGTTTTATCATCGCCCATATTGTAAGCAAAGACATATGACATACCCATCTGTAGATTATTTATATGAGTTCGCTTAGTGATTAGTTTCTTCTTGAGCCATATCTCATATTGAGAAGGGTTTTTCATTCGGATTGTCATTATAGTATTTTCACTCCCTTGGCTCGTAGAACATCTTCATGCCAGACCTCAAAAGTCCAGCCTCGTTTGGTGCAGAACTCTTTGGCGAATTCCCATTTGGAAATGTTCTTGATATAGGTCAGGCCTTCTTCAACCAAACGCTTCTTGGACTTGCCCTTCTTGGCAACAGGTGCAAAGGTTTCTTTCTTAGGTTTGATCTCAACAACAGTAACCGAACCATCCTTCCATTGAATAAGCATATCAGTGAAGTATCTATGAACTCTCTTGTCTGTTCCACATATATAAGGAATGACTAGTTCTTCGGATGACCACTTGACTACATCAGGATTACGTTCAGCCCAAACAAAGGCAGACCGCTCCCATGAGGAACGATAGGTAACATTGGAAGCGTCCCCAATATACTTGGCGGGCTTCTTTATTTTATATTGACCTTTGTAAGTTTTTCTCATGAGTATAAATAACCCTGTACCTCTACTTATTTATAGGATCAAGAATGGGCATTTTAAGATTTCCCCTAGATAATGCACAAAAACAAAGAGCAACCGTTATATTCTATTTGGTTGACAATGATGGTAATCGAATTCCGGGAGAGGAAACTGCCATTGTTCTCTACATGCCCAAGACGGTTAGTGTCAGTGACGGTGCGAGTTACGGTAAGGTCGAACTCGGACTTTTAGGTAATGCTGCTGCTGATGCTGCAAGGGCCGGTGCTGCCCAAGGTGATGCTGGTCTAGGACAAGTCGCCCAAACTATGGCTCAGAGTATTGTCGATGAAACAACTGCATTGGCTGATTCTGGAATGTCTGATGCCACCGGATCAGTAACCAAGGTGCTTCAGGCTGCCGGTTTCTATCGGGATGGTCTTGGGGCTGGTGTCAGAGCAGGCCTAGGACGAACACCACACCCTCACCAGCGCTCGATCTTTGATGGTATTGACCTGAGAAGCTTTACGTTTGATTTTGACATGGTACCGTCTTCTCCTGAAGAGGCTGCTAGGATCAAACAGATCGTGACATTCTTCAGAACTAAACTATATCCATTGGTATCTCCGGGTGGTCTGACATACATCCACCCAGACAAGTTCAGAATTGAATACAGATATTATAATGGAACATCCAATGTCGCTATTGCCCACAAGATCAAGCCATGCTTCCTCACTAGCGTCAAGACAACATACAATCCCAATGGCGAACAGGCTTTCCATGAAGGGGGTGACTTCATATCTACCAAAGTAGAGATATCATTCCAAGAAGAACGCGCCTTGGAAC